CTTTTATAAAAGGTAATAATATTAATAAATTATGGACAGCAAAAGGATTTAGATGTGCTGAATGGAGTTTATTACAGCAACGATTAATAGATGAATTATCAAATTTTAATGGCAAAATAATAATCGCTATGGGAGCGACAGCCATGAAGATGCTAATAGATGAGCCGAAATTTGATTCAATAGGAAAGTATAGAGGTAGTATTTATAAGGCAGATGATTTCCCACACCTTAAAGAAAAGCTATCTGGAAAATTAATTGCTTTAACCTATCATCCAACATTTACACTTGCTCGTAATAATCCAATTAGTTTTTATACAATAATTGCTGATTTAAATAAATTTAATGTACTTGACTCACAGCCAAGTTTATTAGATAAAAAATGTACTATTCATACCAGACCAGTTTTTCATGAAGTAATGCAATTTTATGAGCTTGTTAAAACAAAAGATAAAATTGGTTTTGATATTGAAGCTACACCAGAATATATTACTTGTTTCTCTCTTGCAATTGAACATAGTAATGAATCCCTTGAAACAATGTCAATACCTTTAATGAATAATAGTGGTAATTATTGGTCTATAGAAGAGGAGATAAAGATATGGCATGGGTTAGCACAAATTTTAATAGATCCATCTATTGGGATAATATGCCAAAACGGTATGTTCGACATTATGTTTGTCTTACGAACGATGAATATTATTTCAGACAACTTCTTATTCGACACAATGTTAGCTCAACATATAGTTTACACAGATCTTCCAAAAGGTTTGGATTATCTTACTTCTGCATATACGTATTTCCCATATTATAAAGATGAAGGTAAGAAGTCTCATTTAGCTGCAATAAAAGATTGGTCAATGTATTGGATTTATAATGCTAAAGATTCAGCATATTTACTTCCAATTACTACAGAATTACAGAAAGAAGTAAAAGAATTTGGTGCTGAAGATGCTATGAAATATACTATGGCACTTCATAAACCATTAATGGAAATGGAATATAATGGATTCTTAACTGATCAAGTCGGCATTAAAAAAATGCGTAAAGTATTACAGCGTAAAATAACTGCAATGATGCATGGGTTAAATAAAATTGCTGGAACAGAGCTTAATATTAATAGCTCACAACAATTAATTGCATATTTTTATGGTAAACTTATGATTAAACCATATAAGAATCGTAAAACAAAACGACCATCTTGTGATGCTGTAGCTTTAAGTCGTATAGCAAGGAAAAAAGTTGACGGATCAATTGAAGCACAGATGATTATTAAAATACGAACTTATTATAAACTTCTATCTACGTATTTTACAATCACAGTTGATAATGATAATAGACTTCGATGTACACATAAAATTAGTGGTACTGTATCAGGTCGTATTGCAACAGAGAAAACATTTTTTGATACTGGAGCTAACTTACAAAATCAGCCCTATATTTATAAAAAGTATTTAATCTCACCTGATGATTATTTTCTTTGTGAAGTTGATCTTGCAAAAGCTGAAGCTCATGTTGTTGCATATCTTACACAAGATGATAATATGATCGCAGCATTTGAATCTGGTATTGATGTTCATTCATTTAATGCAAGTAAAATTTTTGATATACCAATTGAAGATATTATAGCAGAGACTCATGATAAAAAAATAGATCAGAAAAAAACTAAGCGTTATATGGGAAAGAAAGTTGTTCATGCTTCAAATTATGGTATGGGTGGACCTACTTTTTCAGATAATTTAGCTAAAGAAAATATCTTTATGTCTATAGCTGAATGTAGAGATTTACTTTTAAATTATAATTTACGTTTTCCAGGCTTAAAAAGATGGCATGGTTTAATTGAACAAGAAGTAAGAGAAAATAGAATTCTTTATAATTTATTTGGTAGACCAAAAAAGTTTTTAGGTTTAATGAATTCAGCTTTATATCGTAATGCTTACAGTTATAAACCTCAATCAACTGTTGCAGAGTTATTAAATAATGGGGCAATTAAAATAGCTAATGATCCACGTCTTGGTGCTAATGGTTATGATCTTCCTTTAATAACTACTGTACATGATTCAATAGTATTTTATTGTCATAAGCGATTTATTCCACAATTTCATTTTATACTACAAATAATTAAAGATCATTTAACACATACTTTTGTTCATAAAGGTAAATCATTTACAATAGGTCTTGATGCAAAAATTGGTTACCAATGGGCTGGTAAAACAGTAGAGATTGATGATTTTTCAGCAGAGAAAGTTTCACAAGCATTTAATAAATTAAAGGAGACAACTAAAAATGGAAAAACAGAATAAAGAATTTATTAATTTATCTTTAAAAGAACCATGTATTTTTATTGGTGGGCCATTAAATCAAACTACTGGAATGGTTGCATGTATTGAACCAAGTTCACCAGTTAATATAAAAATTGTTCATATAGATGGAATAGAATATAAATATCATGCAAATTATTTAACTGAAACTGGATGGGAAAAAGATGAACAAGGTTATCATGTATTATATAATAAAGGATAAATTATGTCAAGGCACTTATCAGATTGGATAGAACACTATCTTCAATTTACACAAAATTCTGAGTCGCCGACATTATATCATGTATGGACAGGTCTTACTGCAATTAGTTCTGCTCTTAGAAGAAAGTGTTATTGTAATTGGGGCTTACGTGGTTATATTTATCCAAATTTATATGTAGCTTTAGTTGGCCCACCAGGAGGTAGAAAAGGAACTGCTATGAAAATAGCTAAATCTATGTTACAAAAATTAGAGTTACCAATAGGGTCTGATGCTCTTGGTAGTACTCAAAGATTATATCAAGAAATTATTGGTGCAGAAGCATCTTATATTGAACATAATGGTTTACCAAGAGGACATAAAAGTTTATCAGTTTGGAGTGAAGAGTTTCAAGTATTTTTATCTGATAAAGATCCAATGCTTATTGCATCTCTTACTGATTTATTTGATTGTGCAAACTCTTGGAAGTATTCAACTCTTTCTCGAGGTGTTGAAGATATATCTAATTGTTGGCTTACAATTATTGGTGCAATTACTCCATCATTATTACAATCAAGATTAAGTCAAGATGCTGTTGGTGGTGGATTATTATCTCGAATAATTTTCGTAGTTGGTTATGGGCCAATTAAAAAGATACCATTACCATTTTTAACACCTCAAGAAGAAAAGAAAAAACAACAATTAGAAGAAGATTTACAGCAAATATCAAATCTATCTGGAGCTTTCTTTCTTGAAAAAGATTTTTTATCTGCTTATTCTAAATGGTATAGGGGAAGTTCATCAGCTGATGGAATAGATAATGCACAGTTTCTTGGATATAATTCTCGTCGTGCATTACATTTAAATAAATTATGTATGTTACTTTCAGCATCAGAAAATGATGAAATGATAATATCAAAAACACATTTTGAAAAAGCTTTAGCTGTTTTGGAGGAAACAGAAGTTGATATGCCTAATGCATTTCCAGGCTTTGGTCTTGCTAAAGATTCTGATACATATGCAAAGGTAGTAGATTTTATTGAAAGTAATCGTGACTTTACTTTTGATGATATTTTATCTTCATTAGAATTTGATACAAGTAAAATGGAACTTGAAGAATATTTAATGAAAGCTGAGTCTGCTGGAAGATTAAAAGTAACTCATTCACCAACAATGTCTAAATATACTTCAACATATATTCCAAAAAAATCAAAAGGAAAATCATTTTTAAAATCAACTCTTTATAAAAGAATGATTTAAAGGAGGAATTAATGGTAAAAACATTAATTGAAAATTGTTTAGACTCATTTCAATTCTATATACTTTTAATTAGAATTAATAATAAAATGAATTACTTTATTGTTAGTAAAAATATGATTCCTAAAAAAGAAAATTAATTAAAAAGGAGAATTAAAAATGGAATGGAAAATTTTAAGAGGTCCAGACAGTGAAATGCAAAAGAAACTAAATCAATGGAAACATATGTATAATATTTCTATATATGGTATAACAAATTGTAGTCAAAATTATGAAGTAATTATACTTTTAACAAGAACTAAAAAGGAGAATTAAAATGGAATTATTTTTTGATACAGAAACAAGCGGCTATCTTAACAAGAAACTTGAACCAGATCATCCAGATCAAAATTGGGTCTGTCAAATTGCAGCTATTTTAAGTACAAAAGATGAAATTATTTCAACTATGAATATACTTATTAAAGCTAATGGACGTAAAATGAATCAATGGCTTGTAGATAATCTTCATGGTATTAGTGCTGAAAAAGCAGATGCTGAAGGTATTGAAGAAGTTGATGCTCTTGAACAATTTGCTCATCTTATGAAAGATTCTCCAAAACGTATATGCCATAACTTTAATTTTGATAATGGTTTTATTGATCAAATGTTTCAGCGTAATATGGATGAACTTAGTGATGAAGCAAGATCTAAATACTTCCTTCAACTTCCTTCATTTTGTACTATGGAAGATAAAAAAATTAAAAAGTTTTGTAATACTAAAGATAAAAATGGAAGATTAAAAAAAGCAAAACTTGAAGAAATGTATGAGATTCTTTTTGAAGAAAAAATGAATGGTGCACATGATGCTATGGTTGATGTAGAGACATTACGTAAATGTTATTATAAATTAATTGATAAAGGAGTGATTGAGCCATGTTAGGTCAACTTAAAATTAGAATAGAAATTACATAAATAAAAATAAAAAGGAAAAATAAAATGAGGCTTATACATCAATCATATGAAATAATAAGTTTACCAGATAACTTACTTAAGACATTAGAAAAAGCAGGAAGAACTTGTTATCAATCTAAAGATAAAATAACTTATGAGTCGGCTCCTAAATTTGTAAAGATGTTAAGAGATAGAAATCATCATGCTATGATAGAATTTGGAGATATTATTGTAAAATTTATAACTAATCGTGGAGTAACTCATGAACTTGTACGTCATCGTTTATGTTCATTTGCTCAAGAAAGTACACGTTATGTTCGTTATGATGGTACTATGGAGTTTATTATACCTGTTTGGTATGATGATTGTAATTTAAGAGACTTAATTAGTTTTGAAAAAAGTATTAAATCTTCTGAACAAACTTATATTTATCTTTTAAATCATGGATGGAAACCAGAACAAGCTCGTGAAGTTCTTCCAAATGCACTTAAAACTGAAATTGTAGTAAAAGCAAATATACGAGAATGGAGACATATATTTTCACTTCGTTGCTCAAAGAAAGCCCATCCACAGATAAGAGCTTTAATGCTTCCATTACTAAAAGAACTTAAAGCTAAATTACCAGAAGTCTTTGATGATCTTTATTAATATTTTAAGAATTAATTATGGAAAAAAGTATAAAAGAAAGAGTAATACATCTTCAACTTGGAGATAATCATTGTAAATTACATTTAAATAATTTTTATATTTATGAATATAGAACATTAAGAAAAATTATAAGAGAATTATTTTTAAAAACTCTTCAAACTGAATTTGATAAAGATAAATATATTTATCAACTTGAGTATAATCTTTTAGATTGTATTAAAGAGTTACAAAATACACCAAGTAACTCTGAAGAAAATCATAATAAAAAAGAAAAAATAATATTTGAAGCTGAGGAAGTAATTAAAAAATGGAGAAGAAGTTAATTATGGAAATTCAAAAATGTCCAAATTGTCAAGCAATAAAATCTAATCATATGATTAGAACAACAAAAATTAATAATGTTATTGTTTGTTATCTTTGTGGAAAACCAATAGATGAGAATAAATCATCTGATCATAACAATGGAGGTGATACAGATTATTATAATATTTCTTCATCATGGAAAGGACTTCAAGATATTATTGAAGCAAGAAATTTAAATTATGCTCAAGCTAATATTCTTAAAGTAGGATTTACAATTAATATTGGCCGACATAATGGAACTGATTATGAACGTGAATTGAATAAATGTATTTGGTTCTGTAAAAGAGAATTAAATAGAATAGCAATTAAATGAGTTTGTTCAACTTGTGAACAGAATTGAAAATGGGGAGAGTTAAGTAATTAGCTCTCCCCATTTTTTAATTAAGTAATAAGACGATTAAATAAATATGTTTTATAATAAAGATCAAAATTACAAACATCAGATGGAGTCTGCTCACTTGCATTAATATTTTCAAGCATACCAACTTTTTCAAAAGCAGCAGTTACTAACTCACTACAAAAAAGCTTATCCAGATCTTCTCTATTATCCATAATAACATCAATAGCACTTCCAAGAGCTTGAGGCATATCATATGGTTTACCTACTTGTTTAAGTAAAAAAGACATGAAAACACCAAGATCAAGATTATGTCTAACAGCTCTTTTAAGTGGTAACCAATAAATATTTCCATCATAATTATTTATATGATCAGACATTCTATTAATTTTAACTCCAGCTTTTCCTTTACCTAAACTTGTACTTTCTATAATTTGAATTAAATTAACATCATTAGAAAAGTAACTATTTAAAATTACACCTACATGAGAATATGGACTTTGTGTAACTGATTGAATCAATTCACTAAAAGCACCATTACCACTAAAAGCAATAACATCACCAACCGCAATTTTTTCTCTAACATCTGCATAATTTACTTTATTCATCTTCGTCTACTCCTTCTTCTTGAACTTCGTTTATATTTTTTTCTATTAACTATTGATTGTTTACCAAGATTTCCAAACGCTGCACGTATGTTTCCCTCCCCCCTTTCTTTACCTCTTAAATATTTAGCTGTTTGAGATGTACCAGGTACACCAACTGTTTTACCAATTATTTCAGCTAATGCAAGCATAGCTTTTTCATCACCATTTATAGCATTATCAAGCATATTTTTATTATAAGCACTATTACCAGAAAGAGCTTCTGCAATATCTTTTGCATGTTCAGCAAGTGGACCAATAGGTGAAGATCCAAATTTAATACTACCTCCAAATGGAAAAG